CCGTTGAACTTCACGGCCGTCGGAGCGTAGACGCGAAGGGCGCGGTCGGGGTTCGACGCGCTCACCTGTTCGATCGGCGCGGAACCGAGTGCGATCTCGCTTCGGTTGTTGAACGCCTGAAATCGGATCGAGGTCAAGAACGGGTAATCCCCGATGCCCACGATTCCGGAGCCGTTGGAGACGAACCAGACCATCGCGCCGGCCGCGTGAGCCTTCGGAACGGTATCGATGCACCCTCGGGCCAGGTTGGAGAGAACGAACGTCCCGGACCCCGGGGTCACCGTTTTGAACGCGATGAACTCGCTACCCACGAGGAGCACGTTCACGCCAGCCGCGAACTCCTCGTCGGAGATCGAATCGAGGAGCGCCGTGTCAATGCCGTCGTCGATCTGGATCGACGTGGAAAGCTCAGTGAGGGCGTTGGTGAGGGTCCCCATCGGTGTGAGCGCCCGGACCTCGACCGCAGGCTGCCATCCGCCGACGTTGGCAGAGACCCGATAGCCCTTCGTGATGCCTGACCCGCGGGCGGCCAAGACCACGGCTCGGGACTGCGAGCTGGGGGGCGGCGTGAGACCGGCCACGGCCGGGTAGGGGGCCTCGATCGCCTCGACCGCGGCGAGCGGTGGTACATTGCCTGCGGGATCCGTCCAGCCCGAGGGCGGCGGTTCGGCATAGGCGGTCCAGGGGACCCCGAACACGTCCTCCATCGCCTCGAACTCGACGGTTCCGTCCTCGAGGTCGCCCCCGCGGGCTCGGCCGATCCGGATGGCGAGGCCGGAGATTCCGAGGGGAGGCCAGTCGAGCTTGCGCACCATTCCCGGGCGGAGATCCCACCCGGACCTGTTAACGCGGACGGTGAGGGTGGCGAGCGGATAAGTCACCGCGGCCAGGGCCCGGCCCACGGCTCTCTGGGCGTTGGTCGCGTTGGAGAACCCGCGGAAGTCGAAGTCCTGGAAGTTCAGCTCTCCGCCGGCGATGTCGATCGCAGCGAGTTCCTGGGCCTGGACCATCTTCTCGACGAACCCGTCGGCGCGATCGACGTAGCGCACGCGGACTGCGTTTCGCACCTCCGGCCAAGAGGGCCGCGCGAACTCGGTGACGACGCAGTTCGAGGCGTCGAGCACGGGGAGCGTCTCGGGGTCATAGTCTTGTCTGATGAGAGAGAGCTTGAGGAGTCCGGTCGCGGGCTCGACGTAGAGCATGGCGTCAATGTGCCGAAGGATGTCGAGCACGAGATCGCGGGCCCGGGTGCCGGAGTCCTGCACCATGGAGAGCCCCAAGCCCTCGGACTTGAGTGCAGATCCCACAGCGCGGAAGTTGACCTGGTCCACGAAGGCGGCGGGGATCCCGAGGCCGTTCTTGGAGGGCGAACTCGTGATGATGTCGAACAGCATCGCGGCCGGGTTGGCGTCGCCGCCGATGTCCGCCTCCTCGGCCGCGAGTCCGAGGTGGTTGGGAAGCCTCTTCGCGACGATGGCGAAGGGCTTCATGTATGGCGAGGTCCCGAGGTAGACGTGTCGGAACACGGCCCGGCAGATGTTCCGGTAGGCCGAGAGGGGGACCCCAAGCGTAGCCTCGAGGTAGTCATCGGGAGCCTGGGATTCGGTGCCCCGATAGACGTAGATGTGGCCCACAATCCCACCCTCTTCCTCGTCCCCGCCGAAGAAGTTCGGGGCGTTGATCGTGAACTCGTCCCGCTCGGCGGTGACGTTCTTCGTGGCTGCGATGGCCCGCTCGTCGAACCAGAGCGCCTCGATCGAGTCGACGACCCCGGACGAGAACACGAGCTCGACGCCGAGGTAATAGCGATAGCCGGTCGTGATTGTCTCGGAGCTGAAGAGGCCCGTCTTCACCTTTTCGGTAATCGGGACGACATCGAGGTCGCCGTACCAGACGACGGCTGGCCCCGAGAGCTTCACGGTCCCCCATATAATTGGAATGGGCCGGCCCGCCTCGATGGTCGGGAACTGGATGTCCCCCAGGCCGGAGGGCGAGGGAGCGTCGAACTTCGGCTTGGGCCGGAGGAGCTCGTAGAGGAGGGTGCCGGCAATGTAGATGGCGAGGGTGATGAGGAAGCCGACCATCAGTCGATCCTCCCCTCCCACGGGTTTCGCTTCGGGATACGGGGAAAGCCCAGAAAGTTGTCGAGGTTGTCGAACTTGCCGAGGCAATCGGACTCGAGGTGCGAGCATCCCCACACGGCCCAGAGCTGGGTGCCCGAGACCAGGCCCGGCATCGGCGAGATGAGCTTGATCGTGTCTCCCACATGGTCGGCGATGAACCGGCGCTCGGACCCGTCGAAGGTCTCGAGGCGGCCTCCTTGGAACCACTGGTCCGGTCGGGCCGAGAACTGGCCCGAGGTCACGGTGGGGCCGTTCACGGTCGTCACGGTTACCGCGTCGCGTGACGTCGTGGGGTTCGCCTTGCAGCCGGAGCCATAGAGAACGTGGTTGCACGGGGCCTGGATGCGAAGCGTCGGGTAGGCGCGGTCCAGCGAGGCGAGTGTCGACCGGCAGATGAGCGTCGCCTGGCTCTCATGGAACTCCACCCGGCGGACCTCCCCGTTGAACCAGGAGAGCGCCAGGTTCTCGTCGTCGCGGTGGGCCCGGTAGATGGTGACCTTTACGGCCGAGCTCGGGAGATCCCCGATGAAAAGAGATGCCACCTCGTTGTCCCGGGGGACCCGGACCTGGATGGTCTCGCCGGTATCCTCTTCGGAGAACTCGAGGGCGTCTCGCGAGATCGGGATGGGCTGGAACTCCCCGGCCGGGAGGGTGATCACGCGATCGGCACTCGTCCATTTCCAGGAGGCGCCCCCTTGTTCGAAGTGGTAGCACTCGACGGGCTCTCCTCCGTAACGGGACTTCTCACGGTCGTCGAAGGTCATGAGATGGGTGCCTCCATGGGGAGCTCGCGAATCTCGATCGTGGCCTCGGCCACGTTGCCGGAGGGGTAGCGGATCTCGATCTCATCCCGCTCAAGGCGGCAGAGCTTGAGGAAACTGATCACGCTGCGATCGGCCTGATAATCCCTCGCCGCCACTGGCGAGAGGGTGAGGGATTCCGTCAAGCCATCACCGGGGTCGCTCGCGGCGATCACCTCGTAGCATTCGAACGACGGGATCCGGAGCTCCCAGAGGGCAAGGTGCCGTCGGGCGCCGGTGGTCCCGAACATCTGCGAGGTATATCGCGCCCAGGAGATCTGAGCCGTGGGCGAAAAGACCGCGACGTCTGAGGCGAGCGACAGATCCCACTGGAAGGACGGGAGCCAAAAGGGGACCGCTCGACCCTTTCGGTTATCCAGGAACTCTCGCATGGCCGCGATCTCCGCTCGGCCAAGGGCGAGCCAGGTAAAAGGTCGGCTCGGATTCGGCGCGGGCGATTGTTCGTCTGCCTGCCGCACTCCGGTTTTGCAGTCGAGGAGAACAAACTTTCTTCGCACGTGCTCCTCAATGCGGCCCACGCGGTTGTAGTTGAGTTCGAGCACATCGAATCCTAAATACATCGTCATGGTCGGAAACTATCGATCGAGAATGCAAGGTCCTGAGAACCGATCGCCAGGGACTCCCAGGCGAACACCTCCTCCGCGGAAAGACGTCCGATCACCATGGGGATGACGCGGGCCCCGGCCGGCCAGGAGCGTTCCAGCGCAAATGAGAGGATGATCCGATCAGCGAGGACCTGGTTGATCGTATGCGCTTCGAGCGTTCGCGAATCTGACCAGATGAGACAGAGTCCCCCTGCCTCAAACGGGATCGAGGTCGTGTCGCAGAGAATCTCGATGTCACCCGCCGAAGCGGGCGCGGTGAGCGGCACTGAGAACTGCCAGCGCGGGACTCCGAAAGGGCGGCTCTGATTTCCGAAGAGGATCGCGTTCGCTTCCTGAACGTCCTGAAGCCGATCGAGCAGCACCGAGAAGGCGACCTTCCCCACGGGAGTGGCCCGGAGCTGGACCCGCTGCTCGCTTCCATTGAAGGATTCGATCACATCCGTGAGATAGCCAAAGCTCTCGACGACATCTTGCGCTCGGTT